TGAAAAAGATTCATGCTCCTTTCTACCTCTCTCCAATGAAAATGAGGTTAGAAAGTGGTTATGGGCTGTGGGTGAATGTGGGTTAGCATTGACAGGTGGTGTTCCTGTGTTTCAATCATTTTACCGATGGTATATGAGACATGGAGTTGTTTCTAATGTGAAACATGCTGTTCAAATGCAAAGTGGAGCTAGCTTTTTAGCCGTTAGGTTGGAAAGCGTTGAAAGAGAAATCACCGCGACTGCACGTGATGATTTCATGGTCGCTTGGGGTTTGACTCCAGATGAACAATTAGCTCTAGAGGAATATTATGATGATCTTGATTTTCAATATTCTAAAACCCACATTGAAAATTTGGAAGAGATACTTGGAGCTCCCTTCTAAATGTTCACTTATGGAAATTGGTGTGGGCCTGGATGGTCCAATGGCTTAGCGCAAACCTCTGTTAGGGGTGATGCCATTGCTATTGATGACTTTGATGAAACCTGTCGTAATCATGATTTTGCTTATGCTGATAATTCTGACCTTAAACAGGCAGATTATCAGTTTTTTAAACAAAATTTTGGTAATGGGTTCACAAGGTCATTAGCAGCTGTAGCTGTTGGCCTTCAAGGCCTTTCACGGCCCGATGATAAACATCCTCAAAATTTATCACAAAATATTATGACTAAAAATAAAAATCTTCGAACTGCGGCAATCAAGCCGCAACAACAACAAATCACTGCCAAGAGTAGACCTAAGAACAGTACAAATACTGTGGGTGCTCCTGTTGCCATTGGAAGTGTGGTCCGTAATACAAGACCAACCCACATTCAAACCAAAAATGGGTCGATCCTACGTGGTACCGATTTCATTTCACCGGTTGAGTGTCAGGGCGTTACAACCTTTGGTTTAGGAAAGTCAGCAATGCTGAGCCCAGCATATTTCTTAGGTACCTTTATTGGTAATATGTCGCGATCATATGAGAAGTACCGTTGGAACCGTTTACGTATCCATTATATACCTAAGGTGGCTACTAGTGCCAATGGTCAGGTTGTGTTGTGTAGTTCCCATTCAGTATCTGAGCCATGTTTGGCTGGCGAAGCTGGCACATTTCTCCAACGAGCAATGTCCCAAGGCAATGCATCTTTAGGACCACTATGGATGGCTAATTACATTGATATTGAATGTAAGAAGGACTATCTTATGGTAGATCCTGCTATCACGTCTGATCCTGATGATTCCAT